AATCCATCACTATTAAAATTTGATGTTATACCTATTATTGTTGAGAGTGAAGCTGTTGAATTAGGTGCTGCAGCTGATGGAGTTAATGTTTTATTAATAAATTGGGATGATGTGTTTGGAGTTACATTTGCATCCGAAACTATTATTGTTCCGTGGGGGTATATTATATTTCCTACTATTTTATTTTCATATGAACCTGATCCATATTTTGCATTAGCACCTGCTATAGCACTTTGTGATAATGATCCTATTATATTTCCTTCTTCATCATCTTTTAAATCTACATAATATTCTACATGTGAAAGTGCTGATGAATTTGAATATGATGTAGTAAATGAAAGATGAAATGAGCCAGGTTCTATTGCTTCACCATATAATTTAGATGGGATACTTATTAATGCTATATCATTATTATTTGGTTGACCAGATACGTATGTTGGTTTAAAATAAGTTTTATTATTTGGGGATCCTGCCCAAGATCGAGTTGGGACTAATGAATTCATTAAAAAATTATCATATAAAGGTGATTCAGGTTTTCCATATGATACATCATATTGAGGATCTCCATCTAAATTAGGATGAAAACTTCGTGTAGCTACTAAATCTCCAAAACTTCTTGTTAAAAAATTAGAGTAATATAATTGTTTAGCACTATTATAAACATCAAACATGTTTCTTTTAGTGTTAAATCCTGTTACGTATAATGATGATGAATAATAGGGACTTGATCCTATAAGAGCCCATAAATAACCTAATATTTGGTCATATGCATTTTTTCCATCATCTAAAGTTCCAGTATTTTTATAAAAATTACCTGCGGGGTCATAAATTAATTTAGATCCTGATTGTAATTCTTGACCATAATAATATTCAATTCCTAATGCTGATGAAGTAACTTGTGAGCCATAGAAAGAAAATCCCTTATTAGCCCAAAAAGGGGTTATGACTACATCTTTAGTTGTTAATTGTTTGTAAGCACCCATTCATCTTAAAAATCTAATTTTACTCTAACCAATGTTTCTTTTGTAAAATCTTTTAGTAAAGGTCTTGATAATTTTGCTACTGCTACTAGTTCATTAACAGCATTATATAATCCTACACTTGTTATATATGTTTGAGGATTATTAATAAATTGATCAAAAATAACAGCACCATTACTTCCTGAGATAAACGATGGATTTTCTGAGAAGTTAAATTCTTGATTTTGTGCTCTACAAAATAAAAATTCTGATGAAATTGATTCTTCTGAATTTAAAAGAAAATGTTGTGAACGAGAAAATGCAGTATATAATTTTTTGGTATTTAAATCATTTGTATCAAAACTTCTACTAGTACTTAAATTAATACCTTTTGCAGCTGAGTTACCATCTAAAGCTGCAGCATTTAATAATACAAGACCAATATCTGGCATAAATAAACCATAAGATCCGTTACCATTTGAATAACCATTTGCATTTGTTCCTGTATGAATAGTTCCTGCTGAACCTGATACTAATTGATATACTCTTCCTGCATCATTAAAATTAGTAACAGTTGTTGCTTTACTATTATCAGTTAAAACTACAGTTCCTATTCCCCCATCACCTTGTATTTTCATGGTCATGGTTCCAATTGCTAATTTTTCTTTATATCTAGCTCTTTCTACTGATAAAGCATAAAAATTTGAACCTGAATAATCTCCAAATACAAATTGAGCATTTTCATCTCCTAAACATAAAGTTCTATATTGACCATAAATTGTTTTTGAAGGTGAAGATCCTGTTACTAAATTATTATAAAATAAACTTCCACTTCCAGCTGCATCAGCATACGCTACATCATATTGTACTGTTGCTGTTGAATCTAGTGAAGCTGTTTGGTATATGTGTAAATAATATTGTCCTGTATTACTAGTTGCTTGAACAGAAGATGTATATACAGCTGCTAAAGTTGGTGCATTACCACTCCAAACTGTTCCTGTTATTGAATCAGTACTTATTACTTTATCTTGAGTTGTTAGTTGTTTATATGACATAATTATTTATTTTGGCCCGTTTTGGAGATTTGTACTGGTATTTGTATTCTAGCTCCACTATCCCTACCTGTTATGATTAATGTAGTATATACTATTGTATTAGATAAGAATAATGTTGGGATTGTTGTAGCTGTCATTGATAAACTTGTACCAATTACAGTTTTAGAAACATTAGTTCCAAACGTTTCAGTAGCATTCATAGTAGTTTGTTGATCTACATTTGTTCCTCCTGATCCGTTAAATGTACTAAATACTCTAACATCTGATATGGTGAATGTATATGAACTTTCTACTGCTCCATTTGCTGCTCCATTATAATTTAAGGTTTGAGGTGAAATAGTTTCATGTCCTCCTTGAGTTAAAGATAAATTAGTATAAGATACTTCTATAATAGGCATTTTAGCAGTTCCTCTTTCTAGAGTAGTTAATTTATACTTCATCATCTGAGTTTCATCAGGGAATGCTTCTAATAGAGGCATATTTTCAATAGCTTCTCCATAATAAGCTGATCCTGATGGATGGTTTGGATTATATAAAGTATAATCAATTTCATCATCTGCTAATGCAAATTGTGTAATATTAAAGGAACCATCTCCTTTTGCTAGTAATTCTCTTCCTTTTTTAGTTAAAATAGCATCTACTGTTACTATTTGATTATTTAAATATCCCATTTATTTAATGTATTTTGTTTATAAATATAGTATTTTTTTCTTTTTTCACCAAATTAAATTAGTTATTTTTTAGTGGAATCAATATTAGTATCATCTTTAAATGCATTTTTAGCTCTTAAGTTATTTATTAATATTTGAGCATTTTGTTTTTGTTTAGCACTAAAGTCGAAAGGTATTAAAAATCCACCTCCTGATTTTGTATTTACTCCTTTTGATCCTGAAGGTAAATTAGGGGTTCTAACTATTACTCTATTATTAGCTCCTATTTTCTTTCTAAGAGTCATAGCAGGAACTTCCCCAGCATCAAAAGGATATTTTAAAGTTTGTGGATTTGGGTGAACTTGTACTATAGTTTGTGCTTGTATGTAAAAACCATAATCAACACTTTGTAATACATCAGTTGATGCAGATGTTTGCATAACTTTAAAGTCTTGAACTACAGTAAATCCTTTACCAGATGCAAATCCTGATAAATTAGGTCTGTAAGAAGTTCTTATTTCATCTCCTCTATCAAAATAAAAAGGATACATTTCTTTATCATAATCTTCACAACCCATTAATACTTTATCCATACGGAAATAATTTTCTCCAACATTTGGATCTAATCCGGGTGGGACCATTGATCCTAATGATGAAGTTCCTAATTGATTTTTTATTATATGATTATAATTATGTAATACTGCTAATCCCGGACCTCTATTATTAAAATCTCCAGTTAAATCATATGCTGTTATAGATGATCCTGATAAATTAAATCTAAAACTTCCCGTTGTTGCCACAATTACTTTACCATACTGTTGAAAACCTAACCCTGATAAAGATGTATTTCTAAGTTTAAAAGAATATGTAACACCTGGAACATAAGTTCCTGATGCTCCTCCTATTCCAACTTGAGGAAATGCCGTTTTCCAAAATAATGCAGGATCATATGAAGCAGTTACACTTTGAGAATATCTGGTTATTTCATTTGTAAATTTAGTAATATACTCTGCTCCTCCTTGATAAATTAATTTTGGTGTTGCGGTAAGGGGAGCCCAATCAATACCACCAACAACAGCATTATCATAATCAATTGTACATCTTCGATTTACTTCAAAAATACTAGATAATAACTCAAGTGGCATTGGATCTTCTATTTCTATTGAAGGTGGTGCTTCTTTCATTGTAGGAGCATACATAGGTAAACCATTATCATCCTTTTGTACAGCTAATGAAGCTGTTATAATAAATGTTTCTTTTCCTGTGCCCTCATCCTTAGCTATAAATGGAGGATAACCTTGTGTATCTTTATTTGTAGGAGATACTACTAATGTTTTAGGTGAAAAATCTGCTGCTGCTACTGGGGATGATGCTACTGATTCTAAATCCTCATTTGGAACTTCAATTAATTGATCTATTTCAAATACCATAGTATCAAAAACTCCTCTATACTCATAAGAAGTTTTAAAATGAGCCATAAATTGAGGATTTTTAACTATAGCTGTTTCTGTAGGTACTGTATCTCCACCCCAAGAACCTGTGTCATTATTTAAAAATTCTACTTTTCCACCTCTAAGATACGAGTTAGAAATTGGTGGGGTTGGAACATTATAATTTAAACTATTATTTTTAGAACCTTTATATCTTGGTCTAATTACTTTTTCAGTTGTATAATTACTTTCTTGAACTGATGCTGTTAATGCCGTTCCTGCTATAATACTATCTATATTTACAGGAATATATTGTGATGATGCATAATCTACATCTTGATAAAATTTATTTGTTCTACTTCCTGATACATTATTAAGAATAGGATTATATTGAGAATTTCTAAATACTTGAC